GGTAAACTAGATGAAGCTTGGATTCTGTTAAACGTTGATTTAACGGCATTCAAGCTTTTTTCATTTGTACTAAAAAACACTACTAATTTCAAAAATTTGTCTTTATTTGTCTTTAAGACATAAATGTATACTTTTGAATATTAGTTATTAAAAAAATCCCCCACGCCGAAGCGCAGGGGAATTAATCAAGTTATAACTATCATCTAGAAACTACACTAGAGACAGATATTATTATACTTATTGCTTACTACTCTGTAAACCCTAGTAGTTGTCTCATTAACTATATTGACAACTAATTATGCTAAAACTAAAATCGCACTAACCAAATACACGGGTAAGTAATATAAAAAAATCTTCCACCCATCAAAGCAGAAGATTATCCTCATCACCTCTGGCATCATTAGCTGACAATCTTGGAGGGATTCGAAAGCCATGATACTAATAACAGGACAAAGGACATAATAACGCTTGTCAGTTTATATTACAATACCGAAAGTAGTCTATACAAACATATTAATAAGTCCTTGTGATATTTATCCACTTTGAGGTATAATCATTATTGTTCCCTTCTTAATTCCTAGGGAGTAGAACACCCATTTTATTTATTTAAACCTTGAACCAGCCTTGGCTGGTTCTTTTTGTATATTTCTGTTAATAAAAGGATCCCCCACACCGAAGCATAGGGGACTAGAACAGTTCACGATTATTATACTACTTTTAGCTTGCTTGTGAGGCGGATTCTGACGTCGTTTCAACGTCTGATTGCGCATTGGTATCCAAATTAGCCGCTAGTGATGACGCTAAAGTGGCTGCTGAACTAGCCGTGGCCGTGTCACCAACTGCTGCCGCGCTAGCCGCTTGACTGTAAGCCGCCACCACCGCTTGTGACGCTTGGGCTTCGGCTTGACTAGCCGCTGCTGAGTTAGCTGCTTCAATCTTAGCTTGAGCTTCTGCCAAAGCTTCCACGACCGTTTGTTCCGTATAAGCTAACGTGCTCGACTTGGTTTTGATCGTATTGCCGGTATCTTCCAAAATAGAATTATCCGTAATTGCCCCGACAAAAGCTAGGATTGCCCCCACGGCGGTAATCACTAACACAACTGCATTAGCGTCAATCTTAACACCAAAAAAGACCGTTGCGACAGCTAAGCCAATAATCAACACGGACCCGATAATCTGGGCCCAATAAGCGGGCTTCTTGTAGTTAGCTTTGAGTGTTGCCTGAATTACATTTAAAAATTTTGTCATTATTTTTCCCTCCTAAAGGAACTTTTCCGCGATGTAAATAACTAACGTGACGAGCACGCCACTAACCAAGACCCCGATCAACCAATTTTGAATAGTTGTAACGCGGTCGATTTGATGAATAGCTTCAATGGACTTGGCCAGGGCCTTGTCCGCTTTGTCGCCAATATCGTCAACTTGATTCAGCTTTTCTTCGATGTTCTCAACTTTTGTTTTGGTGGCAGCCACATCCTTTTGAATATCCATTAATAACTTAGTTGTATCGTCGTATTGTGCCATTACCGCACCACCAATCGCTGGCCAGGATAGATAGTGGTGTAAATTGACTTTCCATTCTGGCTAGCTAATGTAGTCATGCTCAGACCGTTGCGTTGTGCGATTGCCCACCAGCTGTCGCCAGACTTGACTGTGTAATACGTATGACTAACCAGCTGACCAGTAACTCGCTTCCCGTAGTCATGACCATTAGTGACGCCTAACTTGATAAAGCCGTATAGGCCATTTGAACGGGTGTAGCGTGCCCATACATAATCGTGTTCAATAATGACGGCATTGTAAGTTACGCTCTCACCCTTGTAATAGGTAGCTACTTGGCTTACCTTATCTGAATCCGTGTAGCGAACAGCTAGTGTCCGGTTAGGATAGAACACCCCTCGCTGGCCGTATTTAACGACCTTAAAGGTGACCTTCTTAGCTGCCTGAGCTTTCTTAACGTTGGCTTGAGCTTGTTTCTTGCTAGCAGTCGTGTAGCCTGATTTAGTAATGCCCGTTAAATCGACATTGCCATCTAATCCGCCTGCTTTATACATGCTGGTGAATTGGAAGATAGCCACGCCGTCCATGCTAGGGAAGTAATTGTAATTAGGGCTAGTTCTAACCAAATAGTCTGGATATTCAGCTAGCCATAGGCAATTACCATAGGCTTTAACAATGGCGCTAGTATTAACGTGGGCGTTGAGATAGGTCTTGCCGGAGTACAGCATAGGTGTATAGCCGTACGCCTTAATTAACTTAAATTGAGCTTTAATGACATTAGTGTTAGCTGTCACGCTATTAGAAGCACCGTCCTCATAATCCAGTGCGACAATACTACCCTTCGGCGTCTTAACACGTGGCAAGTAATAGGCCATCATCGCCTTGGCATTGGTCATATTGCCACCAACACCATCCCATAAATAGGTGTGCACTCGTTTACCAGCCTGTTGAGCCGATTTAACTTGGCTGTTATACGTGGTCTGAGGGATATTAGTACCGCCATAAAAGCCACCCGCCTGTGATAGCACGAACTTATCGGTGCTATAGCCGAATGTCCCACTATTACCGTTATACTTAGACCAGTCGACCCCTTGGTCACGACTAGTTGAAGCCTGACTGTTTAAATTGACCATTAAAAAGGCCATAAAAATGGCGCCCACCGTTAAGATGAGTGCCTTTAACTTGTGCTTATTCAATTGTCTACCTCCTATTCAAGACTACTATTAATTTGGAACTGTAATGTTGACTCACTCGGGTAAATTGACGTTCCGGTACTATCAACCACCCATACTTCTAGCTGATAATCTCCCGCTGTTAAGCCGGTCATTAAATCCGCTGTTAAAGCTAGCACAATCTGGCCAGTTGTTGGATCCGTTAAACTAGTTGGGTCAACTGTGGCCGATTTAAGATAGCCACTAGTATTGCCCAGTTTAACGGTAATTGAAGTGGCATTAGTTAAGTCAGTGGCCACATTATCATTGCCACAAATTAACGTAAAGCTAGTGGTGGTATCGCCAATTTTAACCGTTTGTGGTGAAGTATCAGTAAAACTAAGCGTTTTCGCCATCTTTATCTGCCTCCTTTTCAGCCAACTTGGCATTAAGCTGGTCAATTTGAACTTGAGCCATCGCTAACTGCTGGTCTTTAACGGCAATTGCTTGGGCATAGTTACTCGTCATCTTGTTAATTAAGGCCTGTGCATCAATATTCATATATTAAGCCTCCTTTGTGGTAGTTGTCGTGGTTGTGGTAACTGGCTTTAAAGCAGTCAGACTATCAATCAGTGTGGTTAACACCTTTAATTTAACGTTATCAGCGCCCCCAGCACCTCCAGCAATAGCAGTGTTAAATTCATCCATGGTAATGCTGACCTGTGAACTGATACCAAGTGTATTAATCTGAATGCTGATCGTCATAATGTTGTTCGTGTAATCCGGTTTATAATTCGTGATTAAAATGCTATCCATTTAATTTGGCCTCCAATTTGTTTAATCTAGCTTCTAGTTCCATGTTGTGACCGTTTAATTGGTCAATTTCTTTCTGCTGTTCTTGCACCGTGGCTAGGGTGGCATTTAAAAGCACACTATCATCCACCCCACTTAGCTTGCCGTTTTCATCACGGGCAATAAATACGTCTGGCAATTGCCATTGCTCAGTGTCGTTCACGTCATCAACGATTGAAGACAACCTAATATGGCTAGTATTATCGTCAGTTTTGTACTGATAAGTAGCTAGGTCAATTGAGTTAACTAGCTGTGCCCAATAAGCTGTATCAGCCTTTTGAACGTTCTGTTTAACGCTTAATAAGGACGATTTAACTAGGCTAGTATAGTGAACAGCACCAGCATAGATGTCAACTGTGCCACCTTTGCCCATGGCAAAGTGAATAGCGCCGTTATCAACACTGGTAAATGTATGGCCGGTATTGATGTGGAAGTTACCAATATCCAGTTCGCGATGCAAGAAAATATTGTTAGCACCAGCAGTGTCGATACCGAAGTCAGCAATATCATTGCTATTAATATCTCTAATTCGCCAATAAGAAGAATTCGCTTGTGCATATATATTGCCATAAGCATCCATAGTAATCCCGTTACTGCCAATATTATCGGCATTACCAGCAAAGTTTATTTTTTGTGTTGGCCCATATAGATAGATTCCTGAGGCTGGTGTTACGTTAACATAGCCCGTGATTGTCTCCGGATTGGAAAAAGTTGTATCTTTAGCTGACGTATAACCTGATTGCGACTCGAAACCTTGACCGTTAATTACTGAATCATAAGCTAAGTACTGCCCACTGCCGATCATTGAGCGATATTTATAGCTAATCGCCCCAGATTCAACGCTTGATTGCAGTCCAACCGCACTGTCAAAGTACGTTGACTTATACGCCCCGTCTGGCGTAATAGTCATTGGATAATATTTAGCGGTGTTATTGGCATTGCTAATGATGTCGCCCCCATGGAACGTTTTACCGTTTAATGTATCAGTAATATTCGCGTTAGGAATTATAACTGGCTTCTTAGTATCAAAAAAAACAGTGTCAGCAGTTAGTGTTAATTGACCACTAGACGATATTAGGGTATTACCAGCTTGAAGGTTAATTTCATCAATTAAATCGCCCTTAGTAACTCTAAGGTTAATATCATCACTTAACTGTGTTATTTGTGTTTGACTAGCTTGGTCTTCTGGTGCAGGAGTCCAATTTACCTCTTTTGAAGACTCAGAAATAATAAAGTTGCTAAATGCTATGTTCCCGGTAGCAAAGTTAATTCTTGGGTAAACATGTAAATGAGTACCAGTAGTTGTAAGAGTAACAGATACATGCTTTGTTCCATTGACTAGGTTATCTTTAGCAATAGTTTGCCAGTTACTTCCACTATCACTTCCGTAGAACTGCATTACGAACTCACCAACACCAGTAGAAGATGATACGTCAAATGTTACTGTTACTACAGTTCCAAGTGGTATTACACTCGAAAACTGGTAACCAACTTGCGCTTGATTATCTATGTTCTTACCAGGAAACGTTATTGGCGTAGCTGTTCCGAGTGCTAGGTTACGGTTGCTTATTGTTAGATTATTAAAATCAACGGTTGAAACCTTACTAGCAATCATATCAGTAGTTTGTGTTTGATAGGTTTTGAAGTCACTAGATTCAACTTTGCTAGATATTTCCTTAGCGGTTGTTGCTTGATAGGCTGAGAAGTCACTAGTAGCTACCTTTTGTGCTATTAAGTCTGCGGTAGTTGTTTGGTAAGCTGAGAAAGCACCATTGTCAACTTTCTGCGCTATCTGACTAGCTGTTTGAACCTTGTAACTAGCATAATCTGAGTTAGCAACCTTAGTAGCTAGTCCGTTTTCTAGGTCAGCAATCGTTAGCTTGGAACCGTCTTTGAGGTCTGTCACTGCTTGACTAGTTACTTTATCATTATCTATTGCTGTAGTTGCTTGGCTAAACGCATTATCAGCCGTACTTTGAGCTTTAGAAGTAGCATTAGACTGGACTGCTATTTCTGAATTGGCGTAGTTGTAATTGCTATCTGCGGCTGATTTAGCGGCATTCGCTGTAGACTGTGCGATTAAAGCGGCACTATCAGCATTTTCTGCCTGACTAGCGGCATTATCAGCCGTATTTTGAGCATTGATAATTTTGATGCCATCATCTGTCAGAATGACCTGAGTTGCGTTAGATTCAGCCATCTAATTCACCTCCCTTCTAATCGGCCGTGCTATCATTTTCATTGATTGTCCCTTTATCAATCACACTAGCTACCGGCCGTTTGGTGATGGGAATCGTGTACACTTTTTCCTTTTCAGCTGAATAGGGGTCAATTTCTAGTACCCGGGTATTGAAGGTCACTAACAAGTAGGCCTGTGTGCCTTGATAAAAGACGTTGCAAGTTTCCACTTCACGGTTTTCATCGGTTAGGTTGGGCATTACCATATCATTGTCAAAGTAAGCTTCAAACTCGGCTCCTTTATGCACAACATTTAACGCCCACACTTTATGGGGATCGTCAGTTGTTTCAGCTTCACCACCACCGGCCGCAAAGTAGAAGTAAGGGAAGTCTAGGCATTCCGATTGGTAAGTGTTCTGGTTAAAATCAATCCCATAATCGGTGATATTAAAGTTGTATAGCACGTTATAATCACCAGCTAACAGGTCACTAGCTTTGAGAATGTCAGTAGAGCCATCAGAATAGCCAATTGAGACTAGGTCATGTTGGCGGTCATAGTTAACGCGGCCGTAACCTTTGAGTGCCATAACCTGTTGCACGCGACTATCAGTAGGCTGTAACGTTACCCCGGCTACATAAGGAAACCGCACGAGCATGTAATTACCATCGTTCTTTAAGCTGACAATCGACCAAATATAGACCGTGTTATTAACCTCCTGCACGCCGAACGTCCCACCATGTTGACCATGAATTTGTAACATCACTGACTGCACGGCAAACTTGCTATCCTGTAAAGCAAACATGGTATCACTAGACCCACTGTCATCACGAGCCCGACTAGTTAGGTACTGCCCATTGCTTAAACGTGCCATATATTGAGTCGCTGAATGCGCCCCATTATCATCAGGGCCATAGACGCCTAAATAGCTGATATTAGTGGTGTCTAGCTTAATCTCGGGGTCATCTTGGATATAGTCGGCTTCAATCGTGCCGTGTAAGGTACCCACAGCGTTACTAGCCGCATTGATTAAGTAGCCCGTTTGTTGGTAGCTGGTGTCAACAGTGCCATCGGTGTTATAACGGCGCCAGATAAAGCCCTTGCTATCAATATAGGATGAAATATTAGTGCTACCTTCCCAAGCTTGTAAAATTAGTCGTTTAGTCTGCGTGGTATCCGTGAAGTTGTTACCGTCAGGCGTTAAAGCGACCGGTTTAATCGAACTAGCGTCCTTCTTAGCAGCGTCAACCGCCTTACTGAGTGCGTTCTGATACTGTTCCATCCATGCTGGGGTGGCTACTTGAACAGTTGTATACTCGCCAAAGCCAACCGTGTTGCCATCTGGGTTAGCAAAGCTAATTGTCCGTTGAATAACACGTCCACTAGCGTCTAATACGGGCTCAATTAACTCATCTTTAAACCTGATAGTGGCACCTAATGGTGGATTGAAGTCGGGCGTTACAGCAACCTCATAGTAAGTCCGCGGGTGGTTGTACAGTTTAAGCATATCCTGAGCCCATGCTTTCAAACCGGCTGAATTACTAATCTGATTAGCGGTAATAATGGCTTCGTAGTACAGTCCAGCTTGCCAATCAGGGTTATATTGCTGGTTAGCTTCATCATCAACGATGTAGGGCTTACCATCATTAACCGAGGCGATTGTGCTACCATTAGCCCCATAAGGAATCAGCTTAGTAACAGGTGTTGAAACGGTTGTTCGTTTAATGCTAGTCATGTTTTTACCGAATACGGCCTCGTTATAGACCACATCATCGTTCAGCTGGTCAGTAATGACACACACTTTTTTCGTGATATTCCCTTGTGAGTCAATCTCAACATATGGGTCAATCTCGACATCATACGTTTGAATTAGCGTCTGTACCAACGTACTAGCTTTAGTCTTGCCGTCAATGGTAATAGATGGTGTCATTACATTAGTGGTCTGGTAGTCCAGCGTCCATCCAGTGGCATTAAAACACTCGTTAAAGGCTGTTTGAATCGTGCTTGCACTGGCAGTAGTGGCTACTGGGTAATGATGAGCTAAACTGTACAAGCATAGGTTGGTAAAGTTAGCCGTTGTGACGTGTTTAACAGCAGCGGTATTGTTCTCTTCCACGCTGTATATGCGCATGACGTACCAATGACCTGATAGCTCGTCATAATAGGCAAGATTGTTACCAGCCACCACTTTATCTGAATCAGGCTGGCCTTGAAGCACGTCTAATGAACCTTGATGGTCGAACTTCTTAGACTGGGCATTTAGATTAATCGTGCCATCAAACGTGTCACTGGTACCCACATTAACGTCATCATCATAACTGGTGCTAGTTGTGTCTGAGTCGGCCAGTTGAATCTTGACGCTGTCATTAGAGAACTTAGTGGCCCCATCAACGGTCAGGGTACCAATCCGCTTTAAATTCGAATCTAGGATTAAATACTGGTTATTTAAAGCCATCTGTTAACCTCCTTATTTTAGTTATGTAAAAAGGCCACCCTTAACGGGAAGCCTTTAAAGTGTTGCTATAGTAATCTGGGTAGATATTTAAGCGTGATTTGCGCGTCATCTAAGTCACCAATCATCGTCAGGCTATTAACCCCCGGGCTAAGCTTGGGATAGTCCGTTGACCAAATGGGACTAGCTAGCTTACCGCCAACCGTGGTGCTATCAGTCTCACAATTCAGAACTATCTCTTGACCAGCACTAGCAATGTACTTAGGTGCGTCCTGAGCCACGTCATTAACTTGGTAGATGTTTAGGTGAGTGATTGATAGATAAGGGTTCTCATAACCCACATTTTCGTCATCTTCGGCAATCGAGTGCTTAAAGAACACACCACCAATGCCACCTAAAGCAGATTGATAATTTGAATTAGTGTCAACAAATGTTCCATGCACAATCAGGAATCGCTTAGGGTCGGTACAAGGCTGACCGGAATGGCTACCACTCGTGTAGTATTGCGTGATTGACCAGCTAAATACCTTACCATTTTTGATTAGGTCTAATTGAAGCCAACTAGTGCTTAGTGCTGATTTTTCTTCTTTATTAACCACGGTTATATAATTAGTGACCGTCTCTTTAACTGACTTAGTGGTAACCTTGCCAGTTTTAGCATTCTTCGACTTCTTGGTGACCGTCTTAGTCGTTGTCCCAGTCTTAATTTTAATCTTCTGGTCTTTACCGTTGCTAGAGCTACCTGACGGGCCTTTACCATTGTAGAAAGTCTCATGTTTACCATCACCACCGGCAAACGTGCCACCCGGCTTAGTGATTTGTAGATAGCAAGTTGGGGTACCACCTGAACTAGAATCAGCTAGCCCGAACCGGCCGATTGTGGCTCCATTAGGGTCTAATAACAGGACTTCTACACGCCCCATCGCTCGCCCATTATGGGTACCTGAGTGCTTAATATGGTGGATTCTAGTGGTTACTCGATAGTTAGTTAGGCTGTTAGTCATACCAGTAAATCGAACACCGGGACCATACCAATTGGATTGATGGGTACCATATTGTTTAACGCCGTTTGAAAGCTTAACCATTAACACTTGGCTGTCCTTGTTTGAATCCGCCTCACCTTGATAAATGTAGTCACCAGCAGTCTTCATCTGGGCAATAGCGGTACTATCATTAGTCCACTCAGCCATAGTATTTAATACATCACTGTTCACAACCTGCGTATAAGGCTGTACGGCCACTGCTTGGTCTTCATCGCTATCCGGACCTAGTCCATATTCACCACCGTTTAAGGTAAAGCCAATGTGCTTTAAATCCCGCTTAGGTACGATCTGAATAACTGGCTCCGTTCTAGCGGTACCATCAACAGTGATTGTATTTAGCCCATTCTTTAAGGGCGTTTCAACCTGTGGCAGGGTTGCCCGTGGGTCCGACTGCACAAAGGTAATCGTTAGTGTAGCGTCCCACGCCCCCTGGTTAATGAACTGTGGATCGCTAATCGCAGTAATATGCCCCCAGTAAGTCACTTTGGGTTCAAAGCCAAAGACTAGTGGGTACTCTTTACCATTATCACTTGGATCATCACTTAGCAATAAGCCGCTCAAATTATGCATAATCTGATTGTATTTGTCCTGACTGCCACGAGCGATAATAGTTATTGGAATACTGATTGTCCGACTAGTATAGTCCATACCATTAAATTGATTACCATACATGGCGGGGATATCGGTTGCTTGTTCGGCCATAGCTGGTGCACTTGGCAGTGTTACTGCTCCCATAACAGCTTGCAAATCATCGCGGCTATTTAAGCCAGCATATTCAAAATCATTTTTGTTCAAAATAGACAATTATATCACCATCCTTGTTTAATTTTAACTATGTAAAAAAGAGCCTTCTAAGGCTCTTCAATATATTAATACTAATACCCCATCATTTGACTATATTGTGACGTCTTCTTGGTATTTGACTTGACAGCATTAACCACGTCAGAGTTGGCAACAACTGCTTTAACATCTCCTTGGCCAGTGACCAAAGCATCTAGTGAAGCTATAACCCGCTGTTTGAATGCTTCGTCGGAATCAATCTGGTCGTTACCGGTATTTATCACATTAGCGCCATCTTGAGCTCCGAACTTAGCCATTATCTGTTGCATAATTTGGTAAGCCCGTGAACGCTTAGATAAGTCCATCGGAACTATGGCTTCTGGCAAGTTGCCTTCAAACAATTTGTAAACGCCCGCTTTGTTTCCGAAACCACCATTCTCAAATCCTTTAATATAACGATAAACAGCTGACGCCTGACTTTCGCGAAGACCACCGGTGCCGTTCATAGCACCACCTGATTCCCACGTTGCAAAGAATTTATATGCGGCTTCTGTTGGATTGGTCATACGTAGAACAGATTTTAACAAACTACTCTCACCGGGCTCGTTAAGAGCGTAATTAATTTGACCAGCAGCTGAGTCCCATGCGTATCCATGTTTTCTAAGCCAGTTTCTTAACGCTGTTTCACGAGTGAACGTCCATTGCCCCAACCCAGTACCATGATCAAGTGGATCAATGGCATTAGGGGTCAAGTTTGATTCGATAACCCAGTTTCCTAGAACACCGGCAATACCACCATTATTTGAAGCGGGATAGCCATGTTTAAATGCTCTAGCCAATTCTCGTGCGCGGGAAGCAACACTGCCGGACAGCTTAATGTTGCCAACTCCTCCACCGAAGTTGTCAGCTAAATCAGAAATAGCTTTCGCAAATCCCTTTAAAGCTCGGTCAACTAGTCCTTTACCTAAATCATGGCCGATTGAACCGACTCCTGGAGTTTTGGTTGGATCAAATGTCTTTAAAGCCATTGACTTTAAAGTTTTCAATGGGTGAGTTATCTTAGACAATGCATCCATTGCTTTATCACTAACGCTGTCGAAGATAGAAGTAGCACCGCTCTTAATTTTCTTTAAAAACGACGCGATATCAATAGTGCCTTTAGCATAGCCAGGAAGCGTATGTCCTAGGCCACCGTTAAAAAGCTTAGCAGTATCACCAGCATTAAGAATCTGATCACCAGGTTTAACATTAACCACTTCAGCACCATTCATACCCAGAAATGACACTTTCCCATTGTCTCTATCAATTTTAGCCTCGACACCGCCTTCACCAACTAAAGCTCTAGCAGTGCCAACAATACCGCCGGAAGCATAAGCTCCCATCGTTACTGGAGTATAACCTGATGGATAAGCACCAACATTGATTGGTTTAATACCAAATCCTTTAACTAGATTACTAAAGAAACTAGTAATGTTTTTCCAAATACTATGAATACCGGAGCCTTGCTTATCGGCAGCTTTCATGGAGCCGTTGGCTTGCTTAACAGCATGCCCCAAAACACCTTTTGACTGTGACTTGGCCTGATCAACTACCGAACTGTTTTGATCCTTAGCATGTTTAACAACTTGTGATCTTTGCTTATCTGCGTCATCAGTAGTGTGCTTGTACTGACGATCCGCATGTTGTTCAGTTTTGTTTTCCTGCTCTAAAGCGTTGTCAATTGACTTTTGTTTTTGGTCCTTAGCTTTACTAATAATAGCTGCACGTTGCTTCTCGGCATACTTAGAATTACCAGAATATTGATTTTTAGCAGCATCAACTGTTTTACTATACTGGCTCTTTGCTTGACTGATTGCCTCGCTAGCTTGTCTTTCAGCTGCTTTTATAACCTTATTGTGTTGCTTTTCAGCCACAGAAACACGATCTTTATATTCTTGGTTTGCCAGTGAGACTGTCTTTTTGTACTCTTTATTCGACTGTGAAATAGCATCATTTGCTTGTTCACGAGTGATTTTCCCCTTGCTCTTGGCAAGATTTCTCAAAATATCATTCTGCTTATTAGCAGCTGACTTTATCTTTCCCGTTAAAGTTGTGTGTAAACGGGCTTCTTGTGCAGTAGTTTCCGTTGCACTTTTAATCCGGAGTTTATCAAGAGCGGCTGACTTTTTGTTTTCTTCAGCCTTAATAGCTGCTTTCTTTTTAGATATGTCTTTCTGAACAATAATCGAGTTGGCGCCAAACCGTCGTTCGTCAGATGCTATTTTAGCATCCCAGCTAGAACTAGTTTTTCTCTCACTAGCATTCCATTTACTAATAATACTTGCTTTTTGCTGCGCATAATACTTCGCAATAGCGTTGCGATCAGAAGCTGACATTTTTTCAAAACGATTTGTCTCACTATCATTCTTTTTAATTGAAGCTAATTGCTTTTTATACTCCGCATCGGTTAGCATACCCGCTTTATGAAGTACGTTCACATCATTTAAATCTTGCTTCTGCTTTTTAGAATAATAGGAACTATACGCCTTACTTAGATCACTCAGTGAGTGCTTAGTGGACTCTGTCTTAATCTTGGGAGCTTCAATGGTCTTCCCTTTTAGCGCATCACTAATTCTTTTAACAATCGTATTTGCAGTTTTAGTACCACCAACACCATCACCAATGCTTGCTCCTAACATTGCTCCCGCAGCTGTTCCTGCTCCCGGGATAACACTTCCAAGGGCTGCACCAATGCCGCCCCCGATAAGTGTTCCAGCTGTTTTACCAGTTGCTTTATATTTATCAGACGCCTTACCGGAGCTAACTGCTTTCGCAATGCTACTACCAGCGTCCCAAGCAGTCATGGCTAATCCAGCACCATTGATAATCCTTGTACCAATTGTTCCTCCTAGCAATGACCATTTACTGCTTTTAGCAATTTTTTCAGTGTTTTCCGCTTCAACTGATATAGAGCTTAAATCAGCGCCTATATTCCCAGCCTTTCTACCTTTAACTCTCCGATAACCAGTTCCAATATTTTCTTCACTGGCCATACTTAGTTCATCATTAGTTTTAAGAACCGCGTTTTGTTCTTCTAAAGCTTTAGTTTCTTGTTTAATACCTAGAACTTTTTCAGCCCAGCTAACAGTATCACTGATTTTTTTAAAAGTTGACAGAACTGAACTAGTCTCTTTGACGGCTTTACTTGTTAACCACCATGCTGCGCCAAATTTTGCAATGGTTTCTGTGTGCCCACCAACCATACTGAGTAATGGCTTTAAAAGTGCATTGGTTATTTTAAGCGATTCAATTAACGTTTCAAAGCCCAGGCCACCCAAGTTTTTGACAGTTTTGAAGAAATTAACAATTTCCGGAGCATTTTTGGCAATAGAGTCAGAAGCTTTGGTGACACCCTTGGCCAAGTTATCCATTGCATCATTCATTGCTTTTGGTGCTGACTTGACATCAAAGGCTTTAGCAAAAGCTTTAGTAATCGTACTAATGCCCTTTTCTGCCGCCACACCGACCTTACTAAACTCCTTGTCAGTCCGTTTGTCAGATACCCATTTTGAAACTGCGCCATAGATTGGATTTTGAGCGGTTAAAATCGGCTTTTCAATGTCACCGATTAAGGCTGGAACACGTGCCTTGATCGTTCGTTCCATACCAACCATCGTATGTAACATGTTGTCGGCGGCTTTATCGTATTTTCCGGATCCAAGTTGATTAAACGTATTTTCAATATCTTTAGCAGATATTTTTCCTTCTTTAGCCATCTCACTCAAATCAGCAACTGTTACCTTACTACTTTTGTGAGTCTTTTGGGCGTTTGTCTCTTGTTGAGCAGCATATTGCGAGTTAACCTTAATAGCTTGCTTAATTTCTGCATTAGTCACTTTGTGCCCACTTGCAATTTGCTTGCTAAAAACTGTAAATTGCTGGGCACTGACAATACCTTTTTGACGATATGTTTCTAGGTCAGATAAACTATTATTTGTTCCATAATGCATTCCTTCAAACATCAAGGTCATTTTTTTGTTATAGGCACTTACGGCTTTAGCAGCGTCTTTACCTGTTGAAGCAGCCGTATCACCCGTCTTTTTTAATCCAGATTCATACTTGGCCAATTGTTCACGGAACATCGGGAAATACTGGCTAATTTGGTTTAACATACCAGCATTGGCTTTTCCCCGTGACAGACCGTTAACCATGTCTTGTGTAACTGCTTGTATCTGTTGTTTATCTAATCCAACCGCATCCGACATGTTTAGCATGGATTTGGTTAGTTCATCTGATTCTTTTTTATTGGAATGTAAGTGATAAAAGCCTTGCTCTAGTTCATTAACAACATCTACGGCTTGACCGGTTTTAACAGATAAGTCGTTGATTGTTTTAACCATTGCATTAGATTTACCAACCGTACCAGTTAAAGTCAACCAGGTGGCCGTCATCTTTTGCTGCTCTTTTTCATATTCCATACCAGCGCTAATAGCTTCGTGAATATGTGAAGTAATTGATTGAAAAGCGCTCGTAATACCATTGGCAACTAAATGAGCACCCAGAATTTTGCCAAATAAATGATTGGCCTTATCTGCGTGCTCGTTTACTCTATTTAGCTGGCTAATGACTGACGTTAATCCTGACTGTGGCTTTTTGCTTAATTGCTCATCAAGCTCTTTCATCTTAACCCGAGTTTGGGCAATTTTAGTGCCTAATTCGTTCACCCTAATCTGTTGTTCTTTGAACTCTTTAGAACTGTTACCACTAGCACTCGCAATCTTATTCAGTCTGCTTTGCTCAGCCTCTAGTTGCTTGTTAAGCTCATTATAAGACTGATGTAACCCGCTAGCCTTAACTTTGTTGGCTTCAAACTCGTGGCCCTCGGCTTTTAGTTTGGCTACATATGAGTCTGTTACTTTGGCTGATATTTCGGTTGCCTCTTTTAATTGTAAGACACCACTTTTTTGCAGATCAAGTGACTTCTGTGCTCGTTCTTGTTGCCCCTCTAAACTGGCGATTGAGCGCTTGGCAGTGTTAATCTGATTTTCATATTTAACATAAGCTTCTCGGCCTTTTTGAGTGGTTTGGTCTAATCCGTTTTGCTCGCTTTTGAGACGCTCAATTACTAATCGTTGTGCTTCAATAGCTCGGCCAGCATCTTTGACTTTACCCGCATAAGCCGCCATAATACCTTCACCCGAACGGATTTCAGCAAAGTTAGCTTGCATACCAGATTTTAGTAATTTTGCTTCATTCTTTATTTCTCGCAACGTGCGAGTCATGCCACCATCGTCCATGTTAATGGCGAATTCGTAGCCTTGAATTTTCTCTGTTGCCATACTTTGCCTCCTTTACAACGCACCGATTTGACGTGCTAATTCGAGCGGATCTTGAACACGGTCTTTACGTGACTTGGCATTCAATGCTGTTTGCATTTCACTAAATGAGCTTTGATAAAAGTCACTAGGCAATATGCCTTGTGAAATCAATTGATTAGCGATGTAATCAATATCCTGAATAAAATTATCAAGTTGCCAAATCATTCTGGCTTTGGCAATTTTGGGTCTTCTTCCTCTTCCTGATCGCTGCTGTTGCCTACAGATGGTAATTCTACTCCCAAGAATTGTTTTAAACAGTCATTAAAGAAGTCGTATTCGTCGCTAACCGAAAATTCCATGGACATGACACGTTTCTTTTGCGAAGCATTTAGTTCCAATAAATCACAGGTCGTTTCAGCCACAACCTTTGCAAGCTTAGGTGTTAATTCGACTACACCTGTAATGCTGTCCTCAGTTTCTTCAGTAGTCTTGATGAACTTCTTATATGCTTCGGCCATTTTTTCAACATTTTGACCACTATCAATCAGCGTATACTGCGTGCCCGTCCCAATTTTCTTGCCATCAAATTTAACTGATTTTGCCATTATTTATATGCCCCTTTGTGTATTGTTTATTATCATTTATTGTGAACCCGTGCTTAGAATGCGCTTCTCAGCATGTTTAAAAGCCGCCCCTAGCGGTATTGTGGATTTATTTTAGGCGACCATAATTATCATTTATTACTGGTTGGCGCAGATGAGTCACTATCAGTTTTACCAGTCTGTGAGCCTGTGTCAGTTGTAGCTTTATTGACCACTGGTGCCGTTACTCGCGTTTTTATAAAACGTTTGTCCAGGGAATACAGCGTCAAACATCGCTTGCTTATCAAATTTAGGATCTGACTCAGCATATACCTTGTATGGTTGGCCGCTGAATTTATCATAGTTCAAGGCGGTAAATGTCAAATTATCATCGTCACGAGTTTCAGCTGTATCCGTGTTTGTTTGAATGTTCTGGCCAGCTTCGTTAAAAATCCCACGACCAAAGCAGAAATAAACAGCAGTACGTGTCACTGGTGAACGTGACTCAATAATAAGGCCAGCTTCAACGGGTGTGTCAGAATCAATGTAACCACCTTTACCATCTGATACCCGGCCTAATAGTTTTTGCTTGACGATGAAATTAATTTCATTTGCGTCGATTGCCACTGACGGTGCCGAAGGTGGATTAGAAACGTCCACAACTTCATTGTTGCCAGTAATCTTAGATACCGTCCCAGATAGCCCGGTAATGTTAGCAGTCTTAGTACCCAGGTTACCGTTTGCTTTGCTAGTATCAATGGGGTATACCCCAGCGGCCGACAACCCCTTATCTGCATCAATAACCGTTGACCCGTCATCGGCTTTAATACCGGTGTATAACATGTTTAAACCTAATGTTGCCATTTAAATGGCCTCCTTTATATAATTAAATTTCAAAGTGTTCGTGATACTTTCTGAATCTGGTGTTAATGTCTGGCCAGCATCGCTATAACAACGAATATCATTGGTCAATAGCACTTGTTTTAACCCGGATTCGATGGCATCCATATCGCCCAAGTAATCTTTAGGATAATAGAGCTGTATCTGGACTTGCTTCGTTGATTGGAATGGAATCCCATTGCCATAATCTTGACTACGTTCAGGTAACCCGCTTATTACTACAATAGGCTCGTCAGTTGAAGTATCGTTAATTGGAATAAAAAAGCTATGGATATGTTCCACAGCTAGTTCTGGTATTTCATTAATATTTGCAACAATTATGCCTTTAATAAAAGCTACCGGTGTCACTTGCCCACCTTCTTGTCCATAGCAGTCTTTAATTGTTCAACAACTGCCTTGCCAACTTGGCCTTTTGCTTCACGCTGAGTAGTCTCCCAAAAGTGTTTCCCGGAAACATGACCATGTTTGGAACCATTACGATCAACAACGTCCCAGCCATCATTTTGAAAACGTGCAATGTACCCTTTTTCACCTTTGGCTGTAAAGCCAACGTTAACCGAGCCATTAGGATGATCTACAGCAATTAATGAATCACGTAGATGTACTTTTTCAGCATGACCATGCGCCTTGCGTAGTTTTCCCACAGGAATCTTAGGCTTCATAATTTTAATGAACTGATCTGCTCCAGCTGCATTAGCTTTAAGCTTCTCTTCACGTCCAAAGCCTTCCGCCATAGTATCTAAAATATGTTCAAATGAGTCTGCATGTTTAATCTCATTCGCCACGCCCAATCACCACCTTATGACAAGTTATGAGGTCAAAACCATCTGGTGGCAAACCATCATCGTAAGCCACATCATCAATCTGGTAAACATCCTGATGATTGCGTCGTAATTGCATGCCGGTAGCTATTTTTCGATTATGGCGCACAAAGTAAACGGCATTCTGTTGCGAGGTGTCACCATTTAACGCTAACCTTTGCTGAAACGACAATGACCATTCGCCGGCGTACAAACTGAATTGAGGGACAAAATCAGTAATAGGATTACCCGTATTAGGGTTAACTTTTCCAGTAGCTGCCTGAGTTCCAAACTCCAATCTAAAATTCATTCGTGCAGGATTAATTGCTTTCGTCATATGTCCCCGCCTCATATTGCTTTTGACTGTACAACCCTCTGAGTTGACCAATGATTGAGTCCGCGACCAGATCAACTGGATTAACAGCGATGGCTGTAATCGATGTTCGATAAGTCCAGTATGAACCAGCTAAAGCGTAAACAGCCGTTTCAAACAAGTCACTCACGCCTTCCATTTCATAGAACCCTAGAACGCTATTGTCGTCCCCAATGGCCTGTTTAATGTAGCTAGTGGCTGCAGACAAGTAGCCTGTTAGCAGCTCGTCATCATCATCGTCATCAATTCGCAAAGATGATTTTAATGTTTCTAAATTGGCTGCCACTTAAATCACATCCTTACTTAGCCGCCCAGGTTGTTACTGTACTGTGTATTTATTGGCGACATGGTTGGCTAATTACTTCCCGTCAGTTGTTGTAGCAGCGCTCGCCGCAAAGTTGGCCGTTTGGTCAGCAATTTTACTGAACGAACCTGCAACAAAGGCATCCGTATCAGTAGCTTCGACATCAAAACGATCAATCACACGAATCTTAGTTTGATCCTTTTCAAAGGCACCACCGCCAATATTGGTAGTCAATAAGGAAGCATTTTCTCGGTCAAACAAAGTCACCGCTTGTGATAAATCACCATAGTAAAGTGGATAAGCTGGTGCTGACGTAGTCCCAACGTTAGGCAACCACTTGTCAGCTACTTCTACAATTCGCTTGCCACGGATTAAATATTGATCAGGTTGTGTTGGATCTGGTTGCAATAGGTAACGTCCCATGGCATCCTTAACTTCGGAAAGCACATTTAAACCTGACGTATTTGTCATTAAGAATGATGTAGACTTGATGGCAGGATCAACGGCAGTATTAATCATCGTAATAATGTCATCGAACTTGGACAAGTTGGGCTTTTTAGGCGCGTTGTTCATAGCAGCAATGATTTTAGTATTACGAGTAACAACGACTTTCTTAGCAATCCATTGCGATAACCAAGCCATGATGTTGTCAGCTGTATCTTTTAGCAACGAATTAGTAGCAGTGGTAATGCCAGCATACCGATGGATCGTATATTTGATAATGGATAGCTTAGGATCGTCATTATCACCAATGGTAGCCGTTTCATCATCTAAATCAGCTAACGGAGTAACGTCAGTCCACTTTTCGTAAACTCGTGACCCAGTTTGGGTTGTAACAGCTTCCCGATTAACATACTGTTGTAATGAATCGTATTTGCGAACAAGCGTATTAATTGCCGTTTGAATATCTTGAGGAATAGTCAAACCAATTGCATTGCCAGCTTCGTCAGTAGATGAAGTTACCAAGTTCATAACTTTAGGATCACCTTTAATCATGCCTTGGAAGTCCTTAATGAACTTAGCTTTGATGTCTTCTTCGTCATCATCAAGTGGGGTCTTATTCTTATCATCCATATTGGCAATTTCTTGAGCCTTGCGTTCTTCTTCCAATTGTTCATGTAAAGCATCACGCCGGGCAACCGCATTGTCACGGTCTTGTTTCATTGCTTTAAATTTTTCTTGATCAAAGCTGTCGTCAAGGACAGCTGCGTTTAACTTGTCGTTCAAGTCTGATACCTTTTGCCCTTGGGCAATCCAAGCATCATTCATTGTGTTGATATTAGCCATTAGTTGGCCTCCTTTTGATTTTTTCCAAATAAAATAGCCAATTTGCTGTTTCGTAATTCAGCAGATTGACTATTAGTAGTATTTTCTTCTTTAGACGGTTTAGTTTTATCCTTATCCGCCTTGTAAATTAGATTCAGCAGCTTATTAACTGCAGATTTAGGTGGAATATGTGAAATAGCATTCACCGGTTGTAATTGTTGATCATCAGTAAACATAATTTCGTCAGCGAAACCTTTATCAACGGCATCACTGGCGGTTAACCATGTTTCATTTGCCATTAGCTGTAGCAAGTCAGCTTGCTCCATGCCAGTTTTAGCTTCATAAGCACTGGCAATTGATTGATCAATGCCATTTAAAATACTGGCTTCATGCTCCAGATCGTCAGCATTACCAGCTGGTTGTGACCAAGCCTTATGGATCATAATCTGAGCAGTTGGTGAAATGTTGATATGATCGCCAGCCATAGCAACCACGCTTGCCGCACTAGCTGCTAATCCTTGAATATTAACTGTTACATTGCCAGCATAATTCTTTAGCATAGTGTAAATCTCACTGGCCGCAAAAACGTCACCACCATTGGAAGCAATGTCGACTTCAAGTGCTTCATCATCACTGTCGTCATCGTCAGTGTTGCCACTGTCATCATTTAAAATGTCAGCAACACCTGAAGGTGATACTGCTGGCATTCCAAAGAACTGATAAAAACCGGCTGTTTGATCATCAACAATATCGCCTTTAATCATCACTTTCTTTGTCATCATTATCACCTCCTTTTCCTGATTGAATCACAACTTGTTGTGTTGTTGACTTTTCAGCTGCAGGCATTTCATCTGGGAAATAGCCTGTTTGTTGTAAAACCCAAGTTGCTTGATTATTAGCAATTGTGCCATCTTTAGCTAGCCCTGATAGGGTAGCTGCAAATGAGTCTCCCAATGGGTCTACAGCAGTCCGTATATTGGCCGTAATCTTAGCATTAAGCTTATTATCCAGCTCAGCTAAAATCGCCTGTAAATAGCGGTTAAGGGCATTGGTGTACATGCCTTTGATTTGGTCAATATTACTTTGTTGGTCGCCTTGGCCATTCAAATAGCTATCAGGAATGCCGAAAACTTTAGCAATTTGTTTGCTCGTCCAATCTGTTTGGCTTAACAGCTTGGTAACATCGGCTTTCATTTCTAGTGGCTTGTAATCTTCAAGTTGATCAATAACTACCGGGCCACCGTTTGATTTGTTCACCTGTTTCATGAAGTTACGTGATCGGCTGGCCTTCATCTTCTCGCTTAACAGTCCACCATGCTGAATAGATAACACGCCAGGAGCACTAATTGAACGTGCTAGTGCAGCCAACGTTAAACTGTTAGATGAGCTCTTGACTTGTAACTCATTCGATAATGCTTTCAATGGACTGTTACCCGTCATACCGCCATCGGTACTAGCCCAGCGAATATGAATCATGTCAGACTGTGGTACATATTGAAGCACACCCAAATTAGGCTCATCAAACGTAACTGTATAGGTTAAACCACTGCCATCATCTAATTTATAAGTTTGCACTTGGCTTGGCCGTAGATATTCCCAACGTAGATCTAAGCCATTGGGATTACGCCAACGGTACGCGAAACATTCGCCACCCAATAATAGTTGTGAATACATCGACTGCCAAAACGTGTGCCCATTAGCTGTCGTGCTAGGATTGTTTAGAATTCCTTGCGCTCGTGGCATATTGGCCATTAATTGTACCGTGGCTAAGTCTCCAGATATTTGGTTAACCGCTGAGTAAATATCTGAATTTTCCAAAGCATCTTCGGCGCTAACATATTCATTATTTCCAGATGGCGACAGGAAATTAACAATATTATCGTCGTCTACCGGTACACTTTGAATACTAACCGAATTATTTTTTGCCGTTGGTGGTTCAAAAAATGGCATTATCAATCACCTCCTTTTTGGCCAGCTGTTACGACTTCCGAAAGCCAGCCAACTAAAAACAAAGCTACAGCAATTGCTAGAACGCCCTGTGCCTGCCCAAATAAAAAGGCTGCATATACCCCAGCAATCACGCCTAGAATAAAACACAGCACATCAAAATAATGCCAAACAGTTGCAAAAAATTGCTTAAAAATCATTAATATCATCTCCTAGCAATCCTGATTCTGGGTTATTAAACCATTCAAGAACTTGTTTTTCACTCATGCGTTCGACCTGTTTATCAGGATTGTTTACATCTGAAAAGTCTTCAAAGTGATACATGGCTTGGAATAAGGCATCAATTAACGCGTCCACCACATCAATCTTCAATGTAGCCTTAGCTTTATCGACTTGAATACCGATTTTGTCTTCATAAATTTCAGCATTTAGCAATGCCTTTTCCATAATTCGATCATCAAAGCGGTCTACCGAGCCTTCAACGAACATTGTCTGCAAAAACTTAGTTGGATCTTTCAATTCGCTAGTCCGCTGCCGAATTGCTTGCAATGGCCATCCTGAGTTCAAATCTAGCTGCTTGATTGTAGGCGTTAGTCCCCACGCGTCATAACCAAAGAAAACAACTTCCAGTCGATGCCGCTCAACAAAGTTAAGTAACCATTGATAAACTTGCTCGTCATTGATTAGTCCTTGCGGATGGCTACTAATTGTACAAAATCCTTTTTTAGCTAAGTTCCGATAATTAATACCGTCTTGCTTCTCTTTAGCTTCAATCGAACCAGCTTTCTGCCAAGGAATAAAGCTATGCTGATAAATAAACCATCGTGGTTTGTCATTATTATCACGATAAGGGAATACAAACGCTAGTGCCGTGTTATCACTAAACATCGAGTAGTCAAAGCCAATATAAACTTGCCGATCATCAAAACTAAATGATGATATAATAGCTCGCTCAACGTCAGGCAACTTCAAGAAGCTGTCGGCCGATTGCTCTAGCCACAAGTTAAGGTTTTTATTTTGGAAATCGTTGAGTGTGCCCGACAAAGCGTCAGAATCACGCTTATCTGTCAAGCCGTTCAGCAACACTTCTCGTTGGCTCGGTAAATCTAGTAACGGATTACTTTTAACCCACATATCAGGCTTATAAGTTTCATCAAGATTGTCCTGCGACCAAATAAGCCCCAAATATGTATCAGCATCGCGCAAGTAATCCTGTTCCATCGCTTGTTGAATCATACGTTCATCATCATGGAATGGCACGGTCGGATTGGGATATGCCGTTGAAATTTGAATAAATTGCTTATTACGCACTTTAACTTGCCCTGATACAATTTTAGAAATCTTTTGTCGCGTCTTTACTTCACCAATTTCATCAAAAATAGCAGTTGTAAAGTGAAACGAGTCGTACTGACCGGCTTCATGGCTGATTGCCCGTAGCTTATTATTAGTCTTGCTCATTGTGACTTGATCTGCTTGTGAAGACAATGTCCGAGTATCTAATCCACTATCTTTAATTAGTGTTTTAAATGGTTCAATCGTTGCAATCTTGGCAAGCATTGACTTAATGTAGCCCAGAATCTTACTCGTTTGCTTGTAATTAATAGAAGAAACTAAATAGTCTTGGTTAGATAGTCCCAATGACTCAATTAAAAAACTGTAGGCAGTGATAATCGCCATAAGGTAAGTTTTACCTTGTCCACGTGCAACTGAAACAATTGCTCGTGAAAAACGCTTGCCACCGTCATCATTACGCCAGCCAATTAGCATAGCCATAATGAATTTCTGCCACGGCATAAGCTTAGTTGGCTCACCCGTATCAACGTTCGGACAGATGGAAGCGAATTTAAGCACTTGATCGACTCGCTTTACCGAGTAAGCAAATGGAAATTCAGCGCTACCTTGCCGTTGTAAATCTCGGATATGGCGAAAAGCCGCTAGTTTGATCAAATAGCCAGTAATCACCTTCTCATCGAGAACTTCAAAGGCATATTTTGTGCCCTCATCAGTGTATTGATGACGAATTGCTAAGCAGTCTAATGATTGATAAGATCCAATAACATCATGGGTTTGTGTTAAATCAATCTTCATTATTATCCTCCTAGAAATTCTTTCATGCGATCAGCGACACTACGTTCGTCTTTGTGGTCATCTAGGTTTAATTTGAGCAGATCACTGCGAGATTTTGGTGATAGTCCCAATTCGGCGCCTAATTTAGTTAGATTTTTAACCGCTGAATCGTAAATTTGAGTCATTGGGTTTCGCTTGTAGCCTAAGAAGTCTTGGCCAATTTTTTTACCGGTCTGATCTTGTAACGTTTTATAGATTGCCTGAACTTCACCATTTTTTTGAATGTGCTTATATGCATTGCGATAAATCTCATATTGGGACGCATATTGCTCTACAAGCCCGCTATCAATGCGCTTAACCGGGGTATTTTCTTCTAAAAAAGGCACTAATCTACGCCAAACGACCTTAGCTTGCCGGCCTAAGTAAGCTGGCGGTGTGCGCGTTAATTGACCGTCGTTGACGTCTTTATCCGCTTTTTTCATTTTATCTGCCTCCTTTCATTATTGGTTGCCCCCCCTACCTAAAAAATTTCAAAAATTGTTTCTATCACAAAATAACGGCAATGTGTGTGCTCTTCCTGGGACGTGTTAGGGGGCGGGGGTTGTTTTAATAATCATCGTGACTAATTACATTCATAAATTTAAAATCGCTTAAATCGAACGACAGGCGCTTATAAATCAATGATGATTGACCAGCTTGATTCTTCTGCCAACTGATAGCCTTTGTTGCTTAGCACCTGTATCAACTTTATCTTTTGATTGGGGTTAAAGCTGAGAAGATCAATATAAGCCGTATACTCATTCTGTAAAGTAGCTTGCTTAATTGTGCTCTCAACATACTTAATTTGGCTATCGGTTAGTTCCTGTTGCATTGCTGATTTAATTACTTTGTAGTCAGGAATCTTGTCATACCTGTTCGCCATGGCTGCCACTATCCTTTCTATTACCCTAGCATCTGACTAAGGTGTTCACGTTTAAGTTCTGATTGTTTGATTGCTTTGACAACTGTTTCAGTATCAATGGTTGCGCCTGATTTACCAATAAACTCAAGCGGCGCAATAGACTTATCAAGCACAACGACATCTTCAGCCGTATGAACTTGCTGACGCCATTGTTTTCTAATAGCGTCCTTTGTCTTCATATCAACAAAATTGTCAGCATTCACGCAAATAATCCACAGATTAATTGATTCAATATAATATGATTTCAATATCTTTACTCCTTATCCATTAACACAACGATTGCTGATACATCATTGATCGGCGTTACACTTTGCAACTCGTTGCCTTGACCAGTGCCATAGTATAATTGCTCCCAGTCCGTCTTAGCACGATGACAACTCCCACAGATAACAGCTAAGTTATCAACGTTAGCTTTCAGTGTTTCATCAAACTCAATTGGCACAATATGATCAACTGTCTTAGCAGGCGTGATAACGCCTTGCACTTTACAGTAAGCACATAAGTAATGGTCACGCTCCAGGACTCGTTGCCTTAGATGTGACCATTGCCTTGTCCGATAGAAGTTGTATTGCTGGCGCTTATCATCATTGCGATAACGTGTAACCGTGTTGTACTTGTGCGTGTACTGCTTGTCATTGCTACGTGCCCAACGTTGCCGACTAGCCAAGTACTCAGCTTCATGCTCATAGTGTTGCTGACAATAGTGGTCAGGGAATGTAACCATCGCATGGCAGTTAGGATAGCGGCATCTTCTTGTCCTTGGCATGACTGTTCACCACTCTTCATCGATAATATTTTACTGACCAGCCGTGTGATTGCCAATCCTTTATTTTTGGTGGCCACATGCCTAGGTCTTCCCATTTAGTTCCCTGTATGTTTAGTCTCTCTAGTCTAAGCGGCAGTGATTCTGGATAAGTCTTATCTAGGCTGATTCTAATACCTACCATGTCACCTTCAGCTACAGCAGATACACCTTGCTTGTTTAACTTTAGTAATGCGTTAACTGCTTCTAGTAAGTTCATCTTATTACCTCCTTGATAACTGATATGTTTTGCACGACGTTTCATCCATTTATCTAAGCGAGCATCCATCTCTGCTTCTTGTGGCGTGACGTAGCCGTATTTTGTGTTAGTCAGCTTTGGCATGAGGTACCTCATCATCGATTAGCTTGGCCAGCCGTCTTAGCTTACTAAAGCTAATTGACATCGCTACACTGTCACCACTAACATCATCGGTAGCCAATAAGAAACCACTTGATGAATTAATTGTCAGGCTTAGTTCCTCACCAAAACCATCTTGATAATTAAAGCTTTTTTGCATTGCGTTGCCTCCTAATCGTATGTATCAAAAAACTCCCGCCAATAAGCGAGAGCCAGTTTGGAGATTGCCCGTTTTGGAGCCGCGGACGCGTTAAATGTGCTTGGCAGGGATTTGCACCCTACATGATGTGTGGACGTACTGGTTGTCAACCAACACCCGTTACTCGCACCTAACTATGCGTCTACCTATTCCGCCACAAGCACGTGTTACACAGTTTTAGCCCTCATGAGTGACCATGCTGTATAACAATATCGCTGGTAGGCCTCGAACCTACATCCCATTGTGGCTTACCAATTAGCTCACAGCGATTACCAGTCTGTAATTTGGAGGATTACTTCATGCACGTCAATCACATTTGGCATACTACCAATTTAGCACGATTGTAGGGGTCAAAAGTGCACGATTAGTGCACGTTTTTATATTTCATACAATCCAAACCCCTTAGCACAATCGTTAATAAAAGTTTTCTTTAAGTCGAACGCTTTTCGACGGCTAACATTTATCATGTGATTTGCAATTAATCCGTCAATTGTGTACTGCTGGTGTTTCTTAAAATATAGCTCATTTATAATTACTTCTGTATCACGGCCAACGCCGTCTAGACAATCATCAATTACTTCTCGCTGACGCTTCAATGTGTTAATGCGCCGATCATCGTCAATTGTAATGAGCGTATTTAACGCCGTATCTGGGTATTTGTATTGTGCCTTGCCACCTCCAACATTATCATCACGTGGTACAGTTGGATAACGTAATTCCTGTTCACGTTTCTCGATATACTTGTCAATTTTGGGATAATCGCGCAAAATATCTTCTACTTTTCTAATAGTTGAGCGTTTCACTACCAGTTCCCCTTTCAAATATTGTAGTCTAGCAGCGCACATGTTTAGGGTTGCCTAAATATATCGTGTGGTGTATATTATAGTTGCTTTAATTCCTAGCGTCGTATTCTCCTCAACAGATACGACGCTTTTATATGTTATACTGACAACGGTCATTCGAGTGGTCCTGTGACTGGTCGCCTTAGTAGGCGGCTTTTTGTTTACTATCGCGATTGCTCAACTCCGCAATGTCAGCAATGAAGTCCTGGCCAATTTGTGCCTGTTGCTCAGTTGTTAGCGCCGCGTTCATTTCCAGGTTGGCAACTGTGGCTTTCATTTGGATTGCTTTAACGTATTCGGTATCAGTCATTTGTGTTCCTCCCATAAATGCAAGTCATACATAAAAGTTTCGAATCTGGCCTTATTGAATTGATAAAGCTTCTCATCTGATCCATAAGGTCGCTCGACTACTAAACGATCATCCTTAATTCCAAGGTAACCATTACTATCAAGCTTCTTATCATAATATTCATAGTAATCATTTCCGAATCCGGTCACATCATGATAATTCAGCGTTTTCCAAGCTTGCTTTCCTGCATCTTCAAAAATACGAATGAGTTTTGGAGTAATGTTAAATTCTGACCGTTTCGAAAACAAGCTAATATTATGTGCTTTGACTGCAATCTTTAATTCATCAACTTGAACTACATTCATTTCTTTTCCTCCAATAGTTCCGGGTTCTCGTGCACGTTGCCAATTAGCTGCATTTTATCGCTGAAATAACACCCATCTACGCTGAATTCCTTGCTAGAAATATCCTTAGCAATCCACTTACCGTATACATAATTGCCTTTCTTAACTTCAAAAGGTTTACCACGTTTTAAGTTAATATAAGAACTAACAGGTTGAACAGCATCACCTTCATAGATATCCTTGCCGTTCACGTCTGTCAGACCGGTAAACTGTTCAAGCTCAAACAGTGCGCCAATTCCATCAACTTTACCATCGTTAGAGCACTCGCCCTGCCCATCAGTACTAGCCTCTGCCCAATAGGCTTGACCATGAATGAATTCGATATTGTCAGGTAACAGCATTTTATGTTGAACTTTGTCCCACGCTCTAAACTTAATCATCGTCGCCATCTCCAATCATCTGTTAGAACTCGATAGTTCCAGCGCTATCACAATCCATGCTGCAACACCGATAAAAGTAACCCCATGCCAAAATCCATCTAAAAAGTTTCCGACGAGCGTGACTAAAATAAATAAGGCTATCATGCCAAGTCCAATTTTATTTTTAATACTCATTTTCAGTTCTCCCCGTTAATGATTTGCAAATCTTTACCAACATAAACTTGCTCTATCCCATCGTATTCACTAATTTCATAGTCATAACCGTCAGGAATATCAACTATCACAAGTTTTGAAAACCGTGTGTTAGCAGCCTTGCCATCTTCCGTCACGATGGCAATCAAGTCCTTATCAGTTCGATAATCATTAGGATCCCAATTCCAAGGATCATATTTTTCCACATAGTCATCAAGATCGACTCTATCCTGTAATGTGAACATATCTAATTCTGGGTCCTGTCGAAACAATTCAAGCTGAGTTAATAACTTTAAAGATTCGTCTGTTTCACCATGATACCGAGTAAAAGTTGTCGTCATGCGCTCTGGGAGTTCGTCAAAGTTTAATCTCGATAAATACGGATAAACCATAATACCTTTTCGTTTTGCCAGGTGAATCATTGATATATTTGATAAACTGAATCCGCCAAATTTGCGATTAATAACAATTTTCATAGCTAATCCTCCCCGAACGCTTCAAACGCCCGCTTGCGTTCTTCGTTAGTTGGTTCCTTGACGATTATCATGATTAATCCTCTGGAATTAAATCAACATAGTCACCTTTAAACTTTGCATGAGAATAATCAATGCCGTGCTTATCAAGATACTTTTTGATGTCTGGGATTGTGTCATAAGCATCCGGCTTCTCTGGATTATCTGACCGGGTAAACATCTTGGAAAAATCATCATCACTGTTTTCAGGGGCATGACTAATAAATTCTCGATTAGCTTTGTAGTAAAATCCATTTGCATCTTTTTCTCCACGAGTACCTGTTGCATACGCAAGAAACAATCTGATTCCACATCCAGGGCAACTCCAACGGTTATAGCCGAACTTAACATGCGTTACTTTATCGTAACCACACTGTGGACACATAAATTCAGCCTTTACCATCTCACCATCTTTAGGCATCCATGTCGGTTTCTTGAAGTCAAACTTAGAATCAGTATTAGAGTCTTCATTCGTTGCGCCTGAGTCTTCCTGAACGAATGTATGTTTTTCCTCACGACCAGTATTTAATTCATCATTACGACCAGTAACCAACTGATGTGACTTAAAAATTTCCTCAAAACTCAATTCACGAGTTGCTTCAACTGTTACGATCAAACCATTGTTTTCAATCTTTAATTTCATAATTACTTACCGTCCTCTTTGGTTGTTTTTTTATTCTCCTCGGCATGTTGCTTCATGCGCCGGTGCTTCCGTTTAATTGTTGAACGCTTCTTAGTGTGTTTAGGCATCTTTGTCCTCCGTAATGTAGTATTTGTTTTCGTCAATCGCACGAATACGTTTATCCAGCCAAACGTTATTGTGCTTTAGCTCCCGAGACGTCCTAGTTTTACCCTGCTTGCCTTCCATAACTAATTTAATAGCATTATACTGGGTACGCGTAATCTCCGTGTAATCGCCTGATACGGTCTTAATTCCAGGCATCTTATGCAAGTTAGCTAGTTTGCTCGGTGGCACGTTATCCATGCTGCCGTATCTCGCTTCTAGCTTATGAATTACTTCTAGTTCTTTAGGCCAATTTTTGCTCACCATAGGCTAACTTCCTTTCAAGCTCCTGTTCGTAATGATCGTGTATCTCATTCGTACAATTTGGGCATGGTCCAAACGTGAAACCATAACTCCCAAGTGGTTGCTGAACAACTTTACTACCATGACATAATTCACAACTCATACACTTCTGACTCCTTCCATATTGTCAAACAGCAATTGACAGCTAGTATCCTTGGTATATAAACGATCAATTGTTTTGCCGTCGTACATACTTTCTAATTGCTTACGTGTGTTGTTAGTCGTAATGATGGTTATATGTTTGACTTCGTTATGATCAAAATCGCAACGCGCATTCGCCACTTGATACATCAGTGTCTGCAAATCTTTGTGTACTGGCTTGTAGAACCCTTTCTCAGTTGGCTTACCGCCTTCAGTACCAAAGTCGTCTAAAACTAAAACATCAACGTTTTGCATGTCTTTTAAAACGTATAGTAACCGTTGGCGTACGTCCGGTGCTTCGTATTTCTCATTTACCAGCCGTAGCAACTCAGCTGTTGAAACAAACATCGCTGTTTGGCCTACACCCATTAACTTATACATAATTGCCAGTGCTAATGACGTTTTACCAACGCCGGGGCCACCTGCAAGTGCTACGTTGAACTGGTTAGTCTCTAATTGCCTAGCTAGCTTAAATGCCTGATTGCCAAGCTCTCTAGCTTTAGCTTGATTAGGCTGTTTATCAACCTGCCAATCATTAAAGCTAAATCGTAGTGGCACGCCTCCAGACCAGACTGACATGCGATAGTAATACCGTTTTCGGTTAGCAATTACGCCCGCATTCGCCCGATCAATCGTTTGATGATCCAATTCTTCTTTGGTTGGCAACTTAGTTGTATCAATTCCTCTAGCCGCTACTACTTTCTGAATCGTGGCTTGATTGAATAACTTCGTTACATTTTCCATTAGCCAAACCAATCCTTTCGTGTTTGCGGCTTATTATTATCAGCTGACTGATTGTTTAGATAGCCTTCAAACTTGGACGCTCGAAATAAAGTTGCGGGTCGCAAGTATTGATTCATTTCGGAACTGTTTAACCAACTAGCACACTGGTTGTCAATGACTTTTTTCATATCGTTCACAGTAAATCCGCCATCTCTATAACGTGCGATAATCAATCTTTTATTAGCATCAGTATGCTTGAAATGTTTTCCGGCCTTCTGGTTAAGATAGTCAATAACAGCTTTCCAGTCGAAATGTTCGGCGTTAGCCGTACTATGTTTTTCTCTTTTATCTTTATCTATCTCTAACTCTTTCTCTAACTCTGTGTTACGGTTTGTTACATCATTGTTACTTTGTAACGCTAACTGTTTTTGCCTATTGCGATATGCTCGTACTCGTTTTGCTGAGGAGGACTCTTTTCCGATTAATCCTTCCGTTACATCATCGGCAAATTTGAAAGCATTATCGTCAGAATATTCAATCAATTTTTTAGAAATTAAATAGGCCATTAATGCCTCAACATCAACTTCTTTTTCGTTTAACACCAATGCAATTTCTTGAGAAAAATTATCTCCAATTCCAGTAAAATAAATATATCCGTTGTTTTCCAATGACAGTAAGATTAATTCAAGATAAATTATTGCGTAAGTGTCTCCACCAGCCATCGTACGTAATAGCTTAACTGCTGGCGTTTTAAACCAATCGCTTTGTAATTTAATCCAATAATAATTTTTATCTGGCACTCGTATCACCTCAATCATGATAGTAGGCATTCCACCCACCCGGTGTATTAGTCACTGCTGTATTTACCTTTCAAGCCAATTCGTTTTAATGTTTCTTTATCTAGTTTTATGCCATCTACCGGAACGTGGTATTTTGCACTAAATGCCACGGAGCCGATTTGCTCAATCTCGCTGTGATGGACTCGACACAATGCCATAACGTGCCGTTTTGTGTGGTCAACGTGTGTTCTGTTCAAACCAGCTCCGATGACGTCCACATGATGGATATCAGCACGATTACCACAGATCATGCAAACTCGATGACGGCAACATTGGAACAGATAATACTCTTGCTCACGTGGCAAAAGCTTATAGCCTTCCTTGAACGGTACGTGCCACTCAAACATGAAGTCGATGACTAGGTCTAGCAACTGGTTAGCATCGCTCACAGACGATTCTGTGGTGTCTGACAGGCTAATCTGCTTGCCAAACGTATATGACTCATACTGCAAATAAAACAAGTTTTTCAAGAAGTCTGTCGGCATACCTGACCACGTATAGATGTCACTAAGCAACGCGAAGAACAAGCGTCGTTGTTGTGGCCTAGCTTTACGTGTGTCAGCTATTTCACCATCAACGTAGAACAAGTCTCGTGAACCACTAACTGTTTCGGCATGATCTAAATTAGGTTGCTCATTCAGTTCCACCAACAAGTAATGTTTGCCCTGTCGTTCAAAATATTTAGCCCGTGAGCGTTGCACATAGATCACTCCTCACGCTGTACAATAATCTTGTATTCACCAAAATTTGTAATGCCACGGTTCACTAGGCCTGAAATAAATCCATGACTCATACCCAGAAAATTGCTTGCTTCTGCCATGCTAATAAACGAATGCTGAATGTTATCGTATGAACCAACCAAAACAACCCGTTTATTGCTCTTGTTGAGCCCAGTCTTAAATGCATGTTTTTGGTTCTCTTTATACGTACACCATTCCAAATTTTTCGGTGCGTTGTTTAATGGATTCCCATCAATGTGATTGATACATGGTTTATTTTCAGGATTTGGAATAAAAGCCGACGCAACTAATCTTGAAACCAACTTAGTTTTATGGGAACCGTTTTTCCAAAGGTCTACTCTCAAATCACTATGCTTGCTTCGAACCCTTTTTTCACGTTTGGGCATTATCTGTCGTCGTTTCCAAATACGTTTTTGAATCTGCCCATTTTTCATCTTTCTTGTGGTTTGTTTACCCTCAACACTCCAAATTGTTCCGTGATCACTGGCTTCATATATACCTTCGTACCGTGGAATTTTTTTATAAACTGTCATTAATCACAACTCCAACTAGAATGGTAAATCGTCTGAACTAATATCAATCTGGCCGCCATTATTTCCATACTGGTTTTGATCGTTATCATATTTTCTATTATTGCTATGGCTTGAGCTGTGGCCATTACTATTAGCACTTTGATGATGTTCAGATTCAGCACGTGATTCAAGCAATGAGAAGTTATCAACGACTACTTCAGTAACGTAAATACGAGTTCCCTGCTGATTTTCATAGTTTCTCGTTTGAATGTGACCATCAATCCCAATAAGTGATCCCTTATGTGTGAAATTAGTGAAATTTTCAGCAGCTTTCCGCCAGATAACGCAGCTAATAAAATCAGCTTCACGTTCTCCATTTTGATTTGTAAATTGGCGATTTACAGCAATCGTGAACGTCGCAACCGCAGCACCGCCATTCGTATAACGTAATTCTGAGTCTCTTGTAAGCCTACCAACTAAAACGCTTCGGTTAATCATGCCTTGTCACCCACCTTGCCCGTTAATTTTTCAAGTTGTTCTGTGATTAGCTTAATCAATGAATTTGCCATGTCATGACGTAATGCACCAATTGTTGTTAACCCCAGATATCCCTTCTGAACATCCTTTGCTGGTTTACCAGTAGTTTTAGCCATTTCGTTAAACAGATCAGTTAACAATTTTTGCTGATTATGATTGGCCTGTTCGAACTGCGGTGCACCATCATTTGCTGACTGACCATCATCATCGGTTTCAGAATTAACGCCAAACGTTGTACTCAATGAATATCGCCGTGCATAGGTCATGGCGCTACCGACATCTTGTGCTTTGCCACTTGTTTTGATTTCAGTCCATGATGATTCAAATCGATAACCGTCTTTGTGAAAGACAATTGTTCTAACCGATACGATTCCCGCATTTGTCTTAGTATCTTGAAGCCAGGCCAATCCAGTCCCCTTGACTCCTTCGTTGATGGCCTTAATCAAATCTTTTAACATAACATAATCATATTTTGTGCTTTTATAGCTAACGTGTCCGTTTTCTTTTGGTGCAACAACTTGCTGTTGAAATGATGCTAATGCACTAGCAAATGCTCCCATAGCCTTAGCTTCTTCAAGACTCATTAGTTCACCGCCTCAAATTTAATACCATTCTTTTTCATATATGAAGACAACCCCCACATCTGGTCTTTAGTGGCTGTAATTTTCAAAGTTCGAGTAAGGGACACTACTTCGCCAGTGTCTGTATCGACAATTTTGCCGGTACTCGTTTCTTGCTGATGCTCTGCAGCCACTTGCTGTTTAAGCTCTCGCTGACGTTCACGTTCTTTGGCTGATTCAACTTGCCGGTCAATTGCCTGCAACAAGTACTGGACGTCCTGTCCTTGCTTCAACTGGTCAATCCATGGGATGGGATCAACGTCGACTGCTTGAGCATACTTGGTAATCATCATTGTGGCAGTAGCCAACTTATCCTTGGCTTGCTTTACCACCGTCATCGACGATGCAACTTCTTGAGTGATTTGTTTGTTGCTGATGCTCTTATTCAGCCAACGAGGGTCGAATTCAATTTCATTCACCCCAACGTCGTAATTGGGTGCCATTTCAGCAATCAAGCCCATCACGTCAGCTTTGCGTTGTTCACGGCGTTGAACCTCCAGTTCACCAAGCCCTTCATCAATCGGATCAATGATCATGTCGATGCTGGCTTCAAGCTTTTTTACCTCGGTTTCAAACTCACGTAATGGTTGATTATAATTTCGCTTGATTTCTTTGCGCCGATCATCAAGCGCCTTTTTGAGCTTGTTCAATTTGGCTCGCACTTGCTTGCTGTCGATTACGTTATCTTCGGTGATTACTAAATTCGAGTAGCGCGATACATATTGCGCAATAGCCGCCTGCAATCCTTCCAAATTGTTAATTTTGATTGGTACCGGTTGATAGTCCACTGTGTAGTCTGGCAGATTAATTACTTCATTCGCCATTATTTAAGCCCCCTATTAAGCATCAAAACATTCAAGTAAAATGCCATCGCCATATTATTTTCGATTAGTCGCAATTCTGGAGTTAATTCTTGTGGATTGATTGATGCAATCTGTGTAATGCCATGAAGAATGCAATCCTGTTGTTCTTTGTAAGGTAATGGTTTTTCCATAACTACCGTCCTCGCTTTCTTAGCACTTGCAAACATTTCGAGTTAGCGTTAATATATACGCACACCTTGAATAGTTCTCTTGCTCCCTACTCTTGTAATCCACTCCAGTAGGGAGTATTTTTGTCTTTTAGCTTGCAAACGAGGCTGCTTTGGAATAGAGTAGATGTTGGTACTGAGCATCTCTTCCATTAGTCCATCGTTAGCCGATACTAGCGATGGCTTTTTTTGCGCTCGTTTCCACTCATGGAGTGGTAAAATTGATACTTTTTGCATGATCATTCCTCCTACTTGAGCACTTGAATACCATTGGTAATAATCTCGAATTGCTGTCCATTTTGTTCAACTACAGCCACATCTTTTTGAGTGCGCAATGTGAACGGGATTTTTTTAATATCCACTACTTTACCAACTCCGGCTTCTCGTATTAATTGGCCACAACTATACTCTGCCTTGTAACTCACTCGATCACCTACATGAACTTTCATGATTATTCCTCCTAATACATTGGTGGCAATGTAAACGTCCAGTTCTCATCAGAATTTCCATCTGGCTCGCAAACATTAATATCGTGTTCTTGTAATTCGCCAATAAATTCTTCTGAATAGCCAAAGCACGGGCGCCGCTTAATGATTCTATCTGTATCGTACGTGATAGCGTTAATCAGCTCACGTTCATCTGCACGAATCGCGTTATACTTACGTGCTCTTAACGCGTGCTCAATGTCTTCTCCATACATATCGTTTCCTCCTAAATTCCAAACCAGTTTCTAATCTCTCGGCGCTTGTACCATACGGATGTTAGCACCCAGGTTAATACCGCTACTTCTACCACGGCAATTCCTCCCAATGAGATTCCAAAAAGTCAGCCATCACGCTAGCCTTAAACTTCCAGGCGCTACCACGTCCCTTGTGAATTATTTGACCTTGTTGCTCCATTCTGCCAATCTGTCGGCTGTATTTTGGATTTTCAAGGATATTTTCTTTAATCCATTTAATCGATTTGTTTCCACACCGGTCGCGCAAATCGTCCATTATCCAGGATCGGCCCAACAAGGATTGATCCAGCAACTTGTTATACGCATCTTTATCAACTAATACGTATTGGTCCATGTTTTTAACGTGCATCGGAACTGCTGCCACTTTTAATGCTTGCATAATAGAGCCTCCTTTCTAATTTCATATTGCTAGTTATTCCATGCTGGCTTAGTTGTATACTTGACCTATTCCAATTAATCGAGGTGACAAATATGAAACTTGATGAATTAACAAATGATGCTCGATACTTGCTATCCCAAATGTATAAGGAATATCTTCAAAATCGTTCTAAAGGAAAAAATAAACGAGATGCAATGGCCTTTGGTTCCGAATTTGAGATTCATGACAATATCATGCCTGAATGGTCTCAAGCTGATACGCAGGAAACAATCAATGAGTTATCACGGAGTAAATTATTGGATGTGGGATTTGGAAACGGCAAGGCTATATACGTTTCTTTATCGACAAGCGCAATTGTCCTAATGGAGCACAAATTTAAAGACAAAATAGACGCTGTGATCAACTATGCAACTAAAATAAAATCGTTGATTATCTAGCCATAGACTATCCAATCTTTAGCTGTTAAATCATCGGTACTTGGCTCCCATCTTGAAGACAACCCATCTTTAGTCACTATTAGCATTCGTTCAGTCGTATTAGTTGGTATAAGCCATATAGGCCGTGGAAACTGTGAACGTCTTGCTATTCCACGGCCACTTTTTTGCGCTTTTTTAATTGCTTTGCTTAGTTTCATGCAGCTCGCCTCCTTTTTATTGACTAATCTTTTTGTGAGGGGTGCCCTAAAGGGCCTTTTGGACCCGGATCATCGCACCCCACATATCGCATTCTGAAGGCTTCCGTGTTACTTGCGATAACACTGAGGTCTTTTTCGATTGCCCATAATACGTGTACTAGTTGCTTTAGTGTTTTTGTCATACTGCTTCGCCTCCTATGCTGGCTGTTCAACTAATGGCATGATTCCCTTTGACTTTAAAAAGTCGTACAAGAACTTTTGCCCCGCTTGCGTCCACTTCATCGTGTTACGCACCTGCTTGATACCATCGCTATTCGTATACTCGTATGGTTCAACGTGCGTATAGCCTTCGTCTTGATACTTCGCGTACAATAGCCATGTTTTGCCTTGCTTGTATTGAATGCCTAAGCCATGTAGCAACTTGTTGAACTCACGTGTTGAGTAGCCGTAGTTCTTAGCAATCATTGAGATTGTTTCCAGTCCCTTGTTGGCTAACATGCTATCGGTGTAATCCGCCTTAGGCTGCAGCACTGAAATTTTTTCTGCTTGATCAGCAGCCAAACGTAATGCTTCTGGCAACGTAGATGGCACTTGGAATTTAACTTGCTGTTCCATCTCGTTGAACGCTTCAATGTACTGAAGCTTAAATTGAAGCGCCTTATCTCCAGTGAATCCCATTGCTAACAAGGTAAAACCGTCACGGTTCAAGTAGTATGCTTTTCGATCACGACCATAAGAATCAGGAACATTTGCTTCAACAAACATCTCCCCAAAATTGGGTAGATCTTTTCGAAGGTGTTCAATGTCACGCGAAACGTGGTCATGACGCTTCCCAAATGTTTCTGCTACCCGCAAGCTACTGGTGACTGCTTGTTTGTCTTTCATAATTACTAAATCATTCATGTGAATTATTCCTTTCTAGTTTCGTTCTCTTTTGGGAACGGTCATTGTAAAAAAAATTCCAAGTTCATCGTTAGAAAATCCTAGTACGCTTGCTATCTTTGCAAGCTCGTCAGCTCCCAAGCTAACTTTTCCGGTTTCTCGTTTGGAATATGTTGCTCTACTTTTCCAGCCCAACATCTTTGCCATGTATTCTTGTGAATATCCCTTAGCAACTCTTTCAGCCTTAACTCGTCTCAAATCTACTGACATTTTTGCCATCTCCTTTCGTTCTCATTTGGGAACGATTAAAGAATATCGCAATTGTTCCCAATTGTCAACAAAACGCCTCAAAAAAATTCATAAAGATTATTTTCTATATTGATTGTTTCCACTTGGGAACGGTGCTATAATGTGTGCATTAACTAAGGAGGGATTATGTTGAGAACGAACAATGAAATAGTTGACACATTAGTAAAATTAAAGGATGAGCAAAATTTAACACTCAGTGAACTGGCTAGACGTGTAAACATGGCCAAATCAGCATTGTCCAGATATTTCAATAAAACTAGAGAGTTTCCGTTAAATAATGTGGACGCTTTCGCTAAAGCATTACACACTACTCCTGAGTACATTCTTGGATTTGAAAAAGATGAAGTTGCCCCACTAACTAACAGCGATAAAAAATTAATAAGAATTAACAAAATGTTAACGCCTGATCGTCAGCAAAATGTTTACAACTACGCTGACAATCAACTTAGAGAACAAAATAATGCCATTGTACGTATGCCACGAACGCAAATCAAGCTGCTCGGTGCTGTATCTGCCGGTACTGGTGAGGAGTTACAAGATGATACAACCGAAGTTGATTACACGGGCACTGTGCCTGAATATGACTACGCCCTACAAGTCAATGGTGATTCTATGGAGCCACTGTTTACTGACCAGCAAATTATATTTGTTAAGTATTCAGAGGAAGCATTTAATGGTCAAATCGTTATAGCCTATGTTGATGGTAAAGCTTATGTTAAGAAGTATCATTGCAATGGAGCTAAGTGTGAACTGGTTAGCTTAAACAGCAAATACGACCCAATTGATGTTAGTGGCAACGAAAACTTTAAGATAAAGGGTGTAGTTGTACTTTAAGTCCCCTATGTGGGACTTTGCTTATGCGCCAAAAAGAACACACGTTCTACATATTTAGCGGTATTATACTTACATAAGACCAGATACGGATGTCGGTAAAAGCTGAAATTCTATTTTTTGGAGGAATTTGTTGTGGAAACATTAGGGGTATTGTCTTTTTTAGTATTTTTAATAGCAATTGTACTATTTATTGTGTCAACAATTGGATGGATTTTTAAGAAAGCTAAAGGCAAAGAACTAAGCAAATGGAAAAAGACGTCTATATATTCAATCGTTGTAGTGTTTCTTTCTTTTGCACTGCTATTATTTGCTGGAATAAAATCAACGAGTACATCTTCTAATGACAAGTCAAACGCTAGAAAGACAACAGTTAGTGTTTCTTTGTATCAAAATAAAGTTGATAATGTAACTACCGTAAAGGGGACAGCCACTCCCGGAGCAACTGTTCATTTCAAGCCTACTAGTGAAGATGGAATTTCAGACACTGTAAAAGCCAATAAAAAAGGAAAGTTTAGTGACGATTACCTTGTTTCAGGAAAATATACTGTTTATGCTACATATCACGGTTATAAAAGTCCCAAGTCGCAATTGACTATTACTGAATATAAAGATTCTGACAGTAGTTCTAGTAGCAGTGACAGTAGTTCAGATACTAGTGATTCATACAATGCAACTGAGGGCGAAAATAACGCAGAAAAATACACTTATGGCGATTTTGCCAAGTCTGATGATTGGGTTGGAAAATCATATCATATTTCAAAGGCTGAAGTGCTTCAAGCTGACGAAAAAGACGGTCAAACAGTTCTTCTAGTATACACAGATGATGATCCAGACCACACGTTTATGGTTGCCTATGATGGTAAAACACCAGCAGTCGAAGACGATTATGTGGACATTCAAGGTGTTTTTTCAAAGAGACAATCATATGATACCAAAATTGGTGGAAGTAACACTGTGCCGTCACTAGTTGCTAGTAAAATAACTGTTACTGGTAAAGATTCAGACTAGTTATGGAATTGTATGTAGGAACGTACAGCACACACGTGTTCGACCTAAACGTTGTAATTGGCATCATTTGCTTCATAGCGCTAGTCGCCATTTTAGCTTACTGGATCCACAAGCAAAAGTAGCACCATCGCCCACTACCAGCCTAGCGGGCAACATGCGAGCGTAGTTCAACGGCAGAACAACAAAAATCATACAAGGTTCCCTGCTTTCAACAAGCATCACGCAGGTTCGACTCCTGCCGCTCGCGTTGTAACAAAAAAGCACTTAAATTCCAGTTTTAAGTGCTCTTTCAAAATCAAACTCTAAGTTTTTCGGATCTTCATAATCTAAGGTTGCCTGTTCGTATGCATCTTCGCTTGACATTCCCTTATTTTGAGCTTTAAGCAGTGTAGACCTCAAATTAATGCTTTCCCAGTAACTTAATGAGTTTAGAAAGGAGCTAATTTGGTTACTAGACAAATTTTTAGTGTCCATAATTTCACCTCGCTATGAAAAAATTGATACCTTTGAAAAAGATAAATAATCTTGCTATTGGACTTATTACAATCATTGGATTCGTTGCTTTGGGGGGATTCCATATAAACTTTTTACTGCGTTTTATTATACCTTCAATGCTTGCACTGTGGGTAACAGTCATCTTGGTAGCACAATGGTATAACACCACTGTTTTAAAATCTGAGATTAACGATTTAAAAGGTGACGTTACACAGTTGGGCGATAGTAATCAAGATTTAGTCAATCAAAATAAATCTCTCAAAGATAATTTAGCACTTTCAGACCAAAATAGACAGGGATTAATACGTCAAGTAAAACAAAATAAGTTGGAATTTGACAAGTATAATGATCAAATTAAAAATCTTGAAGAACAAAATGACAAATTATCCAGAGAATCTTTGTCAATTATTGTTAACATGCTGGCAGAATCTCCCAATACGGATTTTTTGTATCAACAAGTAGAAAAAATATTAACTTCATCTATAAAAGATGAAGTTCTTACACAACCATTTTTGATGACACAGCTTACTCCATTTATTGAAATGAAGCAAAAATTATTAGAACGGGAGAAATGAAAAATGAGTAAGGATTTACGAATTGTTAAAATAATAGATGATACTACACTTGTTGGTAAAGGAGGGAAAGATGCAGGTATTATTAAAGGTACCAAATATAATGTCGTTGGTAAAAGCGACGGTGAAGATATTATTGACCCTGAAACACACGAATCACTAGGATTCTTGGGACTAAAAAAAGCAATCGTCACGGCAACGCAAGTTGAAGAACATTTTACTGTGTACAAAAGCCAATATGTAGAAGAAAAAAAGACTTATACGGGGCTGTTAGGAGTGAGTTCTGCATTATCTAACATTAATAGTCAAAAATATCTTGGCACTCCGGAAAAAGTGCCAGCTCACTATCATCATCTAGATGTTGACTTAAATGCAATAACTGGCACTGAGCTAAGTTCAACCATCGAGGTCGGTGACTATTTAGAAAAAGCATAGACTAATGTTTATGTTACAAAAAGCGCATCCGCTCCCGCCAAGAAGATGGATGTGCACCTGAACTATTACGCAGGACTAGTGCGCCCTTTCAGCCCTTCTAGTATATCACAAGGAGGAATTTATTATGGCACAAATTAAACGTGTGAAAAAAGGTTACCTAGTAAGAATTTCGTATAGAGATCACGCAGGCAACTACCTAAGTAAACGAAAAACATTCACCCGTAAGCGAGACGCAGAGGAATTTGCTAACTCATTCGAAGTTAGTAAATTTTCTGGTGAACTAGAAAAGAAGCCATCTATTGAGTTCTCTAAGTACTTCTATTCGTGGTATGAGACGTACCGCAAGCCTAATCTCGCCTATATCACAACTCGTAGATATGAATTAGTTCATACTGAAATAGAAAATTACTTTTCTCATGCACGTATTGCAGATATTACTCGTAAGGATTACCAAAAATTCATTAACCAATATGGCAAAAATCATGCGAAAGATTCAGTGAAGAAACTGCACAATCTAATTAAAGCTTGCGTTGGCAATGCTGTTTTCGAAAAAGATGTTGAAACTGACTTCACTTACAACGTAATTATCACTTACGACAAAAATCGTAGTCTTAAGATTGATTACCTAAGTCTAGCTGAGATTAAGCAACTAACAGCTTATGTACAGAATCACCTCAATCCTCGTTACACGTCACAATACATGATCATGACTGCCATCTTTACCGGGGCACGATTAGGAGAAATCATGGCACTAACTTGGAAAGACATTAATTTCACGTTCAATACTATCTCAATAAACAAATCATGGAACTATGTTGAAGGTGGTGGATTCAAGCCAACCAAAACCGAAAGTTCAAATAGAACGATCCGTGTTAACAAACAATTTTTAGATAGTCTGAAAGCACTTAAGGTAAATAACCGAGAAATGGTATTTGAGAACGTTGCCCATGACATTCCAACCTCTAACGGCGTTAATAAAGTTCTACGCTCTGATTTAAAAGCATTGGGCATCACACGAAAAGGATTCCACTTTCATAGTCTGCGGCACTCTCACGTTGCGTTCCTACTCTCTCAGAACATTGACCTATACATTATATCGAAACGTCTTGGTCATTCTGATATTGGCACCACGTCCCGGATATACGCATACCTAATCGATGAGTATAAAGCACGCTCAGACGAAAAAATTTCCGGCTCCTTAGACAAACTTTTTAATAGCCCACAGACTGAAAAAGAAGCGAAAACTAGTATTCTTTTTTGATAATAAATATCCATTTTGTTGCATAAACAGCAATTCGGAAAAAACGCGCTTTTTTTAAATTTGTCTTTGCTTGTCGCTGACGTCTTCAAAATGCTGTTATAACAGTATTGGTTATGTCTGCCTGGGGCATAATT